CGGCACCGATACGTTGATCGGGTCGTGGGTCGTGCAGCAAGGCTACGACGGCCTGCTGAACCGCGTTGTGCTCGACTATGAAGGCCAGAGCACCTTCCAGAATTTCTCCGGGAATATCGTTTGGCGGGTGAAGGTCAATTACCGCTACGCAAAGAATCTCGGCAACGTCCAATACAACTACGGGTCGCTCGAAAACCAGATGGACACACCTGGATTCGGTGTGCGCCTGGTCAGTGGTCAGACAGTCTCGATCTTTGCGGCCATCCCCAACGGAGCGCCGATCAATGACGGGATTGTGGTCGCTGGAACCTTCGGCTGGACCTACCCGAGACGATGAGGTTGAGAACATGCTTTCGCTAGGTCAGACCATCCCAACAGAACCGGGGCCAGCAGCTCCGGCCGGCACGGCAACGGTGAGCTGCCCGCCAGCCCCCGAGGGCATGTGGGTGAACCCCGCAAACTGCACGCAGTGGCTCGCTCCGGAGCAAGGCGCGAAGGTCGGGAATCTCTGCATGTTTGGAACCGGCATCGCGCCTGGTCGCACGCGCGTCGGCGGCAACGGTGCCAACTCTAAACTTTACTGCGGGTGCTTTTTCGATAGCCCCGTTACCGATTCGGCGGTGTTCTACGGCGGAGCTGCTGCGATCGCATTCTTTGCGCTGGACAAGCCGTACAAGTATTGGGTAGCGGGCGCATTCGCCACGCTAGCCGCGCTGGGCGTACTCTATGGCCGCGCCGATTCTTAAGGAGGGCAGATGGCGACATGGGTGGGAAGAGTAGGGGCAACGGTTATCACCGGCACGAAGGCCGCTGTTCTTAAACGAGTCAAAGCGAAAGTGTTGAGAGAAACAAAACGCACTGGCAAACAGGTGAAAGGCACCGTAGAGGTGTTGCCGTCCGATCTTCGATACCGACGATTGGGAGCCGCTGATTACAGGCGCATGGGCAGGTAAAAAAGAGGAGAGCAATGAGCACAAACCCCGACTTCATGAGCCTAGCGGCCAAAAAGATGCAGCCGATTATCGGAACGGACTTCACCAACAACAGTCCGATTGATCCGTGGACCGCGATCTCCAACCCCACCGGGCCGGGAACAATTCGCGATTACCGAAACTACCGCGTGCGGACCAGCTTTCTGACGCCTGCCTACATCGAGGGCATGATCGAGAAGCTAGCCGGGGACATCGGCAAAGACCTGGTCGGAGAATTCCAGCTCAGCGGCGACTTCGATACGGACACCGATCCGCTGGGCAGGAAGTACGGCTATGTGCCTGTAAATGGCGTCTCGATCGTTCTGAACGCGATCCTTTCGATGGTGGCCAGCGGCAACGATGCCAACGGAAACCAGATCTACTCCGCCGACAAGTACCAGCTCGGCGTGCCCACGGACTGGAAACTGGTGGGGGGCAAATTCATCTACACCCCGACGCCCCCAGCGAAGCAAACCGCAGACGGGCCTCCGGGCGTTCTGACGTTCACGCCCGCGCTTCTCAAGTAGCTGCAGTAACGCCGTTCCCGGCGCTTGCCGGGCGGGCAACGCCCTTTCCGGCGCTGCTAGCGATCGTGAGCTGGCGTACACTCTGTTTCAGGTGTCATAGCCTAGGATCGTCTCTGAGCCCCTCCGACTCAGAGCGATCCGCTTGGGAGTCCGGGGCTCAGCGGTTCCGGGCTCCCGAATCCGGCTTCCTCGATCGCGGCCAGCAACGCGCGGCTTTCCATCAACGGCATTCGCTTAAGCCGCTCTACCCAGCGCCTTCTCCGCTTGGTGATCCGCCAGCGTTCCCGGTGGCCCTCGCCCACATAGCTGTAGTCGTGAAGGGCAACCGGCTCCGGGTAATTCATCCACAGCCATTCCGTCGCCATGGTGCCCGCTCGATTGACGGCTTGGAAGTTCATGGCCCGCCATCCCTTCAGCGTGCGATCGTACAGCCTGGTCCAGTAACCGGAGATCATCACCGGGCAGGGAATCGTCCGGAGGACTTCCAGCAGCGCCCTGTGCTGCGCATCCGTCATCTCGTATTCGTAGCGCCTGGTGCGTCCCCTGGTTTCGTGCATGTAGGGCGGATCGCAGTACACCATCTCGGCTCCGGTGAACTTGTATTTCGAAAGCCACTCGATCGCGTCGGCGCGGTGGAACTCCCAGCGCGATCGCACAACGCCGGTTTCGGCGTGTGGTGATGAATAGCGATTCGTCGGATCCACCGACGCCGTTTTCGATGTCAGGATCCGGGCGCCGGCGTTAGCGCCATAACCGGCGTTTCCGGCCGCCCGCGCCTTTTGTGGCGTCATGCGCCGGCGAGCACCGCCCGATTCGGCGTTGTTTCCGGAAGCGAGTATGACGTCCACCAACCCCGAAAGCGGCGTTGCTGCAGGAGTCACGGTTTCCGCGGCTACCCAGTTGAGCAACAACTTTTCGCCGTCCACCAGGTCAATGCCGATATTCAGGTTTGCCGGCTTCTTCAAACTCATGATGGCCGCACCCCCGAGAAACGCTTCGATGTACACCTGGTGCGGCGGAATCTGGCAGATGATCCGCTGGTAGGTTCCCGATCCGCTCTTTCCTCCGGGGTACGGCATTCCTCGAGCATCGCCAAAAACGGCGTTGCTGTCAAGCGGTACAATTCCACAATGACGATTCCCCCAGCTCACCTGAAGGCGATCGCGGAGCTGAACGAAACGGGCACTCGCGCGTTCGCGCTCCGCTCGATCCCGCCACATGCGCGGGATCATAACGACGGTTCGGACCTGGTGCGGATCGTGAGGTATCTTAGCGTCGAGACCAGCGCCCGGTATAAGCCAGCGGGCGGGCTCACCTACTGCAACATCTATGCGACGGACTACTGCTATTGCTTTGGCGTGTATCTGCCCCGCGTGTGGTGGAACGATTTGGCGCTGGCCGATTTCATACTGGGCAAGGAAGTAAAGCCGGTCTACAACAAAACCGTGGTGGAGCTGAACGCGAACGCGCTGCATCTGTGGCTGGTGCAATTCGGGGAAAGATTCGGATGGCGGGCGGCAACCGTTGAAGAGCTACAGACCGCAGCGAACAGCGGCAAGGTACCAGAATCCCGCCTGCTCCATAGCGAACAGCGAGATTGAAACCAGCTCCGGGCCCAGCGGGGCGAGTGTCCACCGTCAAGCCCGCTGCCGTCATGGGTGAGCCGGTCGAGAATTCCAGCGGGGCTTGCCCGAAGTTGTAGAGCACCACGGTCTGTCCGATCGCGCTGGTCTGCATCACTTCCGGGGTAGCCAGCGTGAAGGTGTCCAGGTCGGTGAACGTCGTAAGCGCGGCCTGTGCCGTGCCGATGGTCAATATCAAAAGCAGCGTTTTCATTTTTTCTCCGATTGTTGTTTCTGCCTATCGATCGCAAGCCGTACCGTGGCCCGCGATCGGTGAACCCGTCGCGCGATCTCCGCGACCGGCAAACTCTTCGCCGCCAGCCTGTGTATCTTCGCTTCGCAGCTCAGATCGCGCGGGCGTCCTAGCACCTGGCCCCGAGCTTTGGCGTTGGCCAGCCCGGACAGCACGCGCTCCCGGATCACCGCGCGTTCGTACTCCGCGAATCCGGCGACGATCGTGTAGAACAACCGCCCTTGCGCTGTGGTCGTGTCGATGTCTTCGGTGATGCTAATGAATTGCACGCCGTGGGAGCCGAAAAAGTTTAGGGCGTCGATCAGCGAAACCAGCGATCGCGCGAAGCGATCGTATCGCCACACCATGACGCACTGAAACTTTCCGGCCTTCGCATCGGCCAGCAGCGATCGGTACGCCGTGTCCGGTCGATTCCTTCGCTTGGCTCTGCCTTCCACGTCGCCGGTCACGCGGTCCACATACTCCCCGGCAATGGTGAAGTTCCGCCGTTTGCAGTAGGCCCGCATTTCGCGGAGCTGGGCAGCGGGGTTTTGATCGGGCGTCGACACCCTGGCATACAGCGCGACCTTAAACGCCTTCATACGCGAACCTTGGTCCAGCGGTGCTTGACCAGGCCGCAGTCGGCACACGTGCGAAATTGCTCGATCAGCTTTCCGATGAGTTTGTAGTCGTGATCGGCCCTGCACCCGGTCCACCGTTTTTTGCCGTCGCTGTAGGTCACAGTTTCGACCGGCTGATTGCCAGCGGCCAAGTGATTGAAGTTGTCACTCCAAAGGGGAACCTCACACCGGATGCGCCACTTATCGAAGCGATGGAAAATCCGGCAGCTCACTTTTTGATGATCCCGGCTTGGAGAGCTTTGGCGAACGCATCGCGGAAATTTTGGATCGCGGTACCGAGCGCGGCGGCCTTAACCTCGATCACCTTTTCATCGTTCAACGTGCCCCGGATCACCCAGCCCCCGGAGGCAGGCCATCCCATCACCGAAAGGGGGGTGCATTCCCGTTTCAGTGCATCAAGTTTCGTTTGATCGGTCCCACGCGGCATTAAGGCTCCAATTCCCCGAAAACGGCCATGCGTACACGCATTAGTTGACCGTTCCCGGTCCTGATGGACCACCAGCTTTTCGCGCAACGCTACGCGCTGCCCGTTGCAACATGATCGCTCGGGCCAAAGCGTGGAGAAGGGAACCGGCCAAAAGCCCCGCGAGATAGATCACCCATGCGGGCCGGGGATAGAGTTTGAAGGGAACCCCTTCGGCTTCCGGCCGCAATGATAGTTGCGGGACGCCAGAGACATAGATTCCCAGCACGATCGCGGACACCGCCACCGGCAGCAGCAGAAACCAGAACGCGGGAGACAAGCTCGGCGGAGGAGCTGGGGGCGGAGCTGGGGAAGCGGGCGGAACTTCTAGCAGAACGTCGGCGGCATTGCCTTCCATGTCGATACCCATGTTGGTGCCGTCGTTGAACAAAAACAGGATGTTGAATTTAGCGCGATCGACGTTGCCAGGGAAGGGAACCGTTCCCAGCAGACGGGCGACGTAGTGTTGTATCTGCATCATGCGCTCTTGCCCGAGCTGCCTCAGGTACGCCGGATCTTTCAGCGGATCTTGCTCTTCGGTCACTTGGTTTCCATCCATTCGGGAATTTGCATTAAGTCGAGGGCGGCCAGCGCCCGCACCGCGCTTTCATAGGCAGCTTCGTAGCATTATGTCCGAGTCCCACGGCGCGGTTAGGCCCGTCGAATCGCTGTAGTAGACCAGACCGCCCGTCGCCCGCATGATTTGTTCGTCAAACTCTTCCGACGCCTGCCACTTACTGATGGCCCCGGAATTCTGCCGATCCAATATGCTTTTGGTGGCGTCAAGATTTTCAGTGCGCTGCCTCCGCCGTTCCTGCTCACGCTTCCACCGTTTTCTGAGACGATCGATCATTCCTAGAAGACTGGCAGAAAACAGTGAAAGAATCAACGACTCTTCGGTACTGGAACGTCCCACAGGAGCGCCGTAAAATAAACTTCCAGCAATCCGACCTTCCACCCAATAGACACAAGAGGCACCACCAGCAACCATGTTTCGTGGCGCTCTGGACTGTTCCATCTATCCAGTGCGATTACTAAGTCGAGGGCAAAGGAGAGGATCGTTCCTATCAGCCGCTCTCTAGAGCGGATCGGCCAAAAGGGGAACATGAAAGCTACGAACACCTGAAGCACGGTCCATCGTGGCAGGATGGTGTGACAGAATCAACGCTTCTTTAGTACCAGGACGGTCTAGTGGACCTGGTTCTTCCGATCGGCGGCATATAAATCGCGGGCAACTTTCAGCGTCTCATGCTCCCGAGCATTGCAGTGTTTTTCATATGCCCCCGGACCAGCCAAAGTGTCGATGGTGTTGGCGTCGTTCCAGACCATCATGAAATGATCGAGTCCAACGGGACGACCGAAAACAAGTGAAGAAAAGTGAGCGGGCAGATTCAGAGTTACAAACGGATCACCAACATAGGCGTCCGCGCGGCGCTTCAATTCTTGCCCTGAGTAGGCTCCGGTGCCTACAGCTTCGACGATGCCCCCACTAGTGAAAAAGATTGTACCTTGCGGAATGCCGACGCCGGCATGCCGGATCGGTTCGACACCCGCGTTTACGCACGCCATACAAAGAGGAGTGTTCCTCGACACGGTTTTCCCGCACGGGCATGACCCATTCCAACAGTCTCTCTTGGTCGCATTCATTGGATGACGAAACACCTGCATGTGCAGGGTTTACCTGGTCCTTGATTCGCACTGCAAGCGCCCTCTCCAACCATATGGAGAATCGAGTCGTGATCGCAGATGCAAACTTTCCGATAGTGCGGATGAAGACGCCAAGTCTTTACCCTTTGATCGGTCTGGTCGGCTATGACGATCTCACCATCTGCCGAGAACGGAAGCTGTTCTGTCTGGATCATTTTGCCATCTTGCTGGGGGAGTACGCCTTGGCCCTCAGCAACGCCATTCTAACTCCGATCATCCAGCGTGGCTTTTTATCAGTGGAGCGCCGCTGGCTTTGAACCTGCTCGGTCGGCTCGGAATCGCGTTGCGTGATGTGGCTGGCCGTGTCACAGCCCTTTGGACTCACCCAACAACTTCCTACGACGGACGCCCCGTTTAAGAGTAGCAGTTAAGGGTGAAAGACAACTACAAGTTAGTTGGCGCTGCGGCATTGGCTGGTGTGCTGTTCGCGCCCGGATGGTGGAAACTGTTAGCGTTGGTCGGTGGTGGGTATGCGACGATTTGGAGCATGACGAGTAGCAAGGCCCTCGATGTGGAGAAGTCGATCCAGTCAGGCAAGGCAGTTTGCAGAATCAGCGGCGGCGGCGTACTTTAAGGCTTGGTTCGCACCGGGGGACAGTAAAGATTTGCCCTGAGCAACACCAGCCGAACGCCAGCACGGGAGCGGCCCGTAGCCCTGGAAATTTGCGAAAGGCTGGCCTTGGCCTGGTGCATCTCGATCACTTTCGCCTCATCGGGAATGTGTTTGCGCCCGAGATGTACGCCCTTGGCCCTGGCGTTTGCGATCCCAGCGTTGACGCGCTCGACGATCATCTCGCGCTCGAATTCCGCGAAGGCTCCCACGACGTGGAAGAAAAGTCGCCCCATCGCAGTCGTGGTATCCACGTCCTGAGTCGCCGAAATAAAATCGATGCCCTGGTCTTTGAATCCCTGGAGGGCATCGATCAGAGCGGTTAGGGATCGGGCAAAGCGGTCGAACTTCCAAACGATCACGCAATCGAACTTCCCCTTACGGGCGTCCGCCATGAGTAGTTCGTAGGCGGGGGCCTTGGTCTGATTCCGCCGTCTCTTTTCGACGTTGCCAGTCACGGTGTCGATATATTCCCCGACGATGGTGAAGCCGCGCCGCGCCGCGAATTCCTTCAGGGCAAGGACTTGCATTTCTGGGTTTTGATCGAGCGTCGAGACGCGGGCGTAGAGTGCAACGCGGCGGCTCACTTCGTCCTGCGACTCTTCAGTTTCGGGCGCTTGACCTTCGGCCTTTTGATCTTGGGCAGTTTCCCAAGGTCGAACGGTCCAGGCATGAACGGACCCGGCCTTGGCCGAAACAGAGTCAGAAACGATCCGAACAGCATCCCCGCTATGAACGGATCAAAGATGCTTGGCTCGGATGTCGGCTTTTTGGGGGCTTTAGGTGGTGTTTTCTTTTTGGTCGCCATAAGCGTTCATTATGGGGATCAGTTCGTAGTTTAATCAACACCCAAATTGGCGTAGGACGTACCAGTACGATCAGTGGCTTGCGGAGCCCTGGCAAGGGGGGGTATTCTGCCATGTGCTGTTCTATTGCCCGAAGTGCAGTGTCGTGTACGCCTGCTTAGAGCCTACTTTTTGTGTCCGCTGCCCTGGTGAGCGGTTGCGCAGTTTGTCGGAGCTGCTCGCAACGCAAACCCCGGCGTTGGAGCAACTGGGTAGAGACATCATGGACGAAATGGAAGCGGCTGCATCTGCTGGCGTCGCTTCTATCGGTGCGATCCGGCCTGCGCTTATCCGTAGAATCGTAGCTAGGATTCTTGAAGCGAAAGCCTTGGGGAAATTGTGACGCCCGAACATGATCCGATCCGCGATGCTGCTGAGCTGGAAAACACTGCCCAAATGCTGTATCGAGTATGGGCGTCTGGAGCGCGAAACCCCGAGCCATGGTGGAATATCATGCCTTCGGCGATGAAAGGCTGGCGTGAAGTCGCTAAACTCTACTTGCAGAACAGCCACGAATGCCCGGAGTGCGGATGAGACCCGGCGCTATCAAACTCGGATGGATCACAAGTTTTTGCGTTGCGTGGTTCAGCCAGTTTTTCATCAATCCAACGCGGGCATTCTACATCGGGCAAGGCCTGATTCAACTGGGATGGTTTGCGGCTTGGCGTTTCCGCTGCCGACACTGGGAACACGATTTGCTCAACGTCTACACCAGGGACGGGCTCTACTTATACTCGAAACTGATGTGCATTCGGTGCCACCAGGTCTTTGACGTTCCAGCGCCGAAAGGGCCCCAGCTATGCAAATAATAACTTCTTATCGATGGGACTGGGCGTGTGGAAATTGCGGTAGTTTCTGTCTGGCCATCGTGGTGCCTGCCGGAACCGGCGTAGTGCAGGCGATGGATTTGATGATCGATAGCCACATGAAGAGTTCCCCCATTTGCCACGCGCGGAACGGGGCAAAGCGTCTAGAAATTACCCACGTCGTAGCGACGATGCCTGACGTGCGAAGATGAGCCATCCCCCTCCGCGATCGATCCGAATGCAGCAGCGCCGCTCGATCATTTTCGGGTTTCTGGTGTTGCTCTTCCTGTGGCAATTCGCGTTGCTTCTCCTGGGCGGTGGAAAGTTGTGGCTAGTGCCATCCACGGGCATTTTCATCCGCAACGATCGCGGGACGTATGATCGATTCATCGTCTGGCCGCTGGGCCGTGGCGAGGTACAGCCGGAAAGGAACCAATGAAAAGAGTCAATATCCGCCATAGGAATCCGAAGTTTTCGCCCGAACAGAAAGCGCTATTCCGAAAGGCCGACGTGTTGAACAACGTCTCAGCGATCGTGCAATCAGGTGTAGCGGAGCATCTGAAGTTGCTCGACGGGTTTGGACCGAGCAGCGTTTCTAAGTTGCGTGGCATGGCCGCGATGCTTGAGACAGCGGCCAACAGAGCTGCAAAAACGTATGGTGGAATTGGGGAGCTTGCTCAGCAAACCGTTTTTCCCTCTGTCCACGTCCGGGCCCATCGACGCCGAATTTGTGACACCACCACGCAAGAAAAAGGTTAGCCGATGAGCGGAGAAGAATTGTACAACATGTATCGAACGATCCAGCGCAATCATAGTTGCGAGCTTGATCCATGGAGAGACCTCGATGAGACGGATCGAATCTGCTGGTGCGACTTAGCGAACGAACTTCGGGACAAATGACCCAAGAGCGCAACGTCAACGTATTCCCGACACTGGAGGCCCTATCTAACGAAGCGGTGGGCCTTCGGGTGATTCTGCTTGGTTCCGAATCGATTGTCCTAGTCACTTTCCATCCGGCTGCTGGCGGGTATCCTCCATTTCTGGAACTTCAGTTTGCCGATGGTTCGTGTAAGCGACTCTCTGCGATGGACGGCTGCGAAGTTGTATCCAAAAAGAGGGGCTAGCCATGATCCAAGAGACTAACATCTATGGCGATCAGTTCGGCTTCCAGCAGCGCCACTCAGTCGGCAGAATTCTGAACGTGGGCTGCAACACGGACGGCGGAAACCTTGCCAGCATGGGAGCCGTCAACGTAGACCTAGGGACGCTGGACAATCTTGGCCAGGTCATGCCGGTGCGGGTGATCGCGGACGCGCGGGCGCTTCCCTTCGGCCCCCACTTCGATACCGTTGTACTGGGAGAGATTCTGGAACACATGGAACACGACGCAGCGGTTTTGACCTTGCGCCAGGCGCGGGCCGCTCTTCGACCAGGCGGGCGCGTCGTCATCACAATGCCCCATGACATCCGGCGCGAAAACGATGCCCTTGAAGTTCCCGAACAAGAGTTCTATACCGAGGGCGTGTATGCTTTTCACTATCGCTGCATCCCTTGGGAAGAGTTGGCCGGCTGGTTAGCGGAAGCGGGCCTACGGCCTCGACTCCGGGCCGCGATTCATTATCCGTGGGGGGAGAAGGGCTCGGGGGCCGTGGCGGTGGTTTTGTGACACTGAGCCTATGGGCGCTTGTTCTGGCTTTGGCTTCGGACGAAGACGATGAAGACGACGGCTACGCCCCAGCGATCGCGGAAGAGGAGGGCATTGTTTTGGAAAGACTACCAGAGGAGGTTTTGACTTTGCAGCCGTTGATGGACTGGCTAAAGGAATTGCCGTTTCGACGGCAGTTGGCGACTTTCGCGGATGGCAACGGGTCGGACGTGGTGCTGTGTCTCGAATTTGACAGCCGCGATATTCCGTTCATCGTTCGCAAGGGCGTCGGCAACAATCTGTTCACGGCCATGTTGCAGGCGTGCATCCATCTGACCAAGCCCGAGCATGAGCTGCACGAACCGTTTGCGCTTCACTCACTGACTCGGGTGGTGAGGGCCGAATGAGAAAACGGCTCAATTGCGGAACGCGGAGCCGCAACGAAACCAGAGTGATCGGATCGCCCAAGGTAGGCGTCATTTCCAGGTGCGACGGCTCACCGTCCAATATGGCCATCATTCTTGAGGGGCCGCCCGCCGTGGTTGAGTTATTTGATCCGCCTATCGATATCCCGTTTGTGGTCGAATTTGTGACCGTGACGTTCTGGATCAGGTTCCCATTCCCGGCCCGGATATTGATCGCGGTACTAAACCCATCGAAGGTGCAGTTATTGACGTAAAGACCCTGCACCAGCGTGTTGCCAGCCGGTCCGACGGCTTCAGACCTGGTGCCCGCCGTGTTGGTGAAGGTGAAGTTTTGAACCGTGATGCCGTTGTAGGGCACGGCGTTGTAAGCGATCAGACGGGTGGAATTGGTGGCTGTGGTCCAAGTGGCCTTGCCGCCGTCGCCTCGCGTGGTGGTGTAGCCAATGAACTGCGTTTGAACTCCAGCGCCCCCGGCTATGGTGCAAGTAGCCGTCACTGTGTAGGTCCCGGACGCCTTCAGCCAAAGCGTGTTTCCCTGCTGAACCTGGGCGCATGGCAGATTCGGTAATGTGAGCGCCCCGCCGATCGCGAAGGTACCCGCCGTACAGCCGACAGTTCCAGCAACGCGGTCTAGCGTCGCAGTGACCACCGCCACGCTCACTACTTGATAAAACCCAACTGGTAGCCGTCCACGTTCCCTGTCACGGCAGCTAAGCACAAAGCGTTGTTGGTTGGACCGACTAGCACTGGATTCATGCCGCCTACCCACCAAGATGTGAAGAAACCAACGGTCAAGCCAGCTCTTAAAATTGCGCATAGGTCACAATCCCTCCCACCGTGGAAGCTGCACTGAAGTGAAGGCACACATCGCGGGCCGCTACCGTCGTCCGGAGAGCCCCGTTGTTCCCGAAGTCGAGAGCCAAGCCCAAGACGTTTTCGTAGGCCCCGGAGAGTGCGACCTGGTTTGTCGCGCATGTTGCGCCCGTGCCCTGCCGGATCGTCACGTCTGCTGATGTGTCGCTCGAAAAACTGAACCCGCAAATCTTCGTCACCGTGGATCCGCCGCCGTTCGTGACGATCACAACATCGGTGCCGGCCGCAAGCGTGATCGCCGCGCTGAGCGTGCATTGAAACTCACGGTTGTAGGTTGCACCGTTGAATAGCGATAGACCCGTGGAGAGCATGTTGGCTCCGTTGTCTCCGTCGTCCACTGCGTTCATGCCGAAGGCCTGACGCGCCAAGCCCCCAGCCGATGCAATACCGATCACAACCGGACCCTGAGTAGCAGGGATCACACCGCCCGCCGCCGTGACCCCAGCGACGAACGTGCCCGACACATTGCCGCGCTGCCGATCCCAGGTAGTGCCGTTGAACAGGTAGCCTCTGATTCGATTCGCGATCATGGTTGATCCCGCCAAATTCGTTTCCGCTAGCGCCGTGTTGCTGAGCGCGTCGGCGTCCGCGATCAAAGCGTTGGCAGCCGGTTGACCCGTAGCGTTCAAGGGAAGATATTGCGCCAGGCCGCCCGAATCGACTCCCCCGCCCGGAAGTGGATTCCCGGTTTGCGCGGCTCCGGCAGCTACAGGCCCTTGCACATCGATCAGCCCGCTAATGATCGCGGAGGCAGTCACCAGCGTGGAGCATCCGGGGTTTCTGCAGCCGTATAGAACGCCCCGGATTGACCCGGCCCCGGTCACGGATGCGAGCTGCACCCGGACGTAAGCATTGAAGCCGTCGAGATGCACGGAGGCCTGCGGACTCGCTGTGTTTGGATTCACGCCCTCGACGGCGGTACCCACGAACGTGACCCAGCTCGCGTTATCGGGAGAGCTTTGAACCACGATGTTAAGCGCGGCGAATCCGCCCCCGACATTCAAATAGGCCATGCGCCAATCGGTGATGCCCTGTGTGTTATTCCCGCACCCGGTTGTAGCCGTGGCCTGCAATGCAGCGGTGAAGGTGAAGGGCACAACGCAGTCGGGCGTCTGCGCGAAGCCCAAACCGGCAAATAGAAATGTTGCAAGTAGTAGTTTTTGCATACCCGAGCTTAGGCCAAAACTCGGAATTATGGAAGGGGCAAAAGGACAGGGGCCGCAACTCTCGCTGCGACCCCCGGATTCCACTGACCGACAACCTGATTCCGTTATAGCATTTTCAATCCCCGCGTGCGGGGGTGTTGCGCCTGCGCAGCCGATTCGCCGACGATCATGCCCCCGCCCAGCACGGGAATACCGTTTGCTTCCACGGAATCGGCTACGCGCGTCCACTCTTCGATACAGGCGTTTCGCATGGTGATGACTTGGCCGGGCGTGGCGATCAGATCGGGGCGGGGCTGGCCATCGACTACGATGGAGATTCTGTAGCCTGAGTAGTTCGATTTGGGCGTGGTGGTGATGACGACGCGCATGGGTTAGACCCCCGCTCCCACCAGTTCCCGCTCCACGGCGGGGGCCGCATCTTCGGCCCCCTCTTCGGCGATCGCGGGCAACGCTTCACCCTGAGCGCGTGCGATCAAAAAATCAACGGCCTGCTGTGCCTTGCTCGATGCGGTGAAGATCGCGTATTTGTCACCCTTCAGAACGTCCAGCCAATGCTTGACGTATTTCGCGTGATCCTCGCGCGGGGCACTCTCGATCCCCAGCATGACGCACATGAAAGCCGCGCCGATTTCCGCTATCAGCTCTTCAGCAGCATAGCCCAAAGTGCCGAAACGCTTGGACAGGTCACGATCCAAGCGCGAGCTGTGACCGGTCCAGTGGGTAAACTCATGGGCCAGGGTGCCGTAGTAGGGCACCGCGCTATCGAACTGGGACAGGTGCGGCATTTGGACGTGATCGAACAACGGCGAATAGTGGGCGGAGTTTCCGCCGTGGCGGAGATCGACATTGCAGCCCGCGAAAAACTCTTCGGCGGCCTGAAAGCGTTCCGGCTCGGGGCGGATCGTTTCCGGCTTGGGGGTGTAGCCGTCCACTTGCGCAGCGTTGAAAACGTAGTAAGCGCGGGCCAGCACCGCGCGACGGCGTAGGCTCACCACTTCCCCATCGGCCCCGCCAGCGTCGCCGGATTCGCCGGAATCGGCCTTGCGCTTGCCCTTCACGGTATCGAACTTCCAGAAAACGATTTGCGTGCCGTTCGATCCGCGCTTGACTTGGGCCCCGCGTTCCGCCCATTGCTTGTACGTGCCCCATTCGCCCGAAGTAAAGCCGTTTTTGGCCGCCGATGCCATGAGGCACAGAATGTTAATTCCCCGGTAGGGCTTGCGGCTTTCAAAGTTGATCGGTGAGCCAGCATGGCCCGCTACAGTGTGCCAGGGGCGTTTCCAGTTTCCATCGGCTAGCCCGGACTCGATAGCCTCAACAATCGCGTTCGTGACGGTCTGGTACAGGTCGAATTTTTCGGTAGTGGGTGACTTCATGCTTTAACTATAGGGGCCGATTTTGGACGCTCAAATGGTCCATGGGTACCGATTCCGAGGGCAAAAAGCCTTAGCCGGATCTAGGGGCTTTTTTCGATTGACATATCCCGCAGAGTATTTCCTACAGTTGACACTCGGCACCGGCGCGGGTACCCTTTTCCCATGCCCCAAGCCATCCTACGCATGAACGAAGAGCGAACCGCTTTTCAGGTCCAGGTCGATGAACAGGAATTCGAAACCGCCGCGTGGCCTCAGTCGCAATTGCAGCTCATGCAGGACCCCAGCGGTGTGGTCTATGCCGCTGTGCTCGATGGCTGCGAAAGCCTGAAGCCCTACACGGTTTACAGGCTCGAAGCACTGCCCACAATGACTGTCAACGAAGAGTTCGAAGAAGACGACGACGACGAATTTGACCCTGCCGACGCCGAAGAAGAAGACGACGACGATGAGGACGACGACGATGAGGACGACAAAGAGTGATCCACGTACCGCCCCCGCCTTCGAACACGCCGCCGTCGCCGGTTCCCGATCTGGAACTGGCAATCCGGGAGTCCGGGCAACGGTTCGAACAATCGCTACGCCGTGAGCTGGGGATGGCCTCTAGCTTTGTGGACATCGACCAGTACGTGCGCAATTACAAAACCGAGCTGCGGGCGTTCCATGCGGACCTGGTGAAGCGGGGCCTTGCTCAGTGATCGTAGTTCCCGGCGTTCACAATCTGAAAATCACCCGCCACCTTCCAGGCCTTGCGCAGCGAGACAAAAATGGGAAGATCCCTTTCTATCGCGCGAGGATCATCAACCAAAGCCCGCGCGTGCAATGGGCCGAGACAAATCACCCCGAGCACAAGCTGGTGTTTTTCATCGGCGAGACGTACATGTACTGGTGCCCTAAGTGCCAGGACACCATCTATCAGGAAGAAGTCAGCAGGCGGGGCCGGTTCACTTGCCCCCTTTGCGAAGTCCGCGTGCTGGCGCTCAGTCCGGGGGACTGGGTGCGGATGCACTACCGGTTCCACCCGACGAACGAATGGGGCCGCTGGTATGGCCAGCGCATCTTATGAACAAACTCCACCACTACCCCGCCCTGCTACCCCAGCTCCGTGACGAAGCGGCCCTGACCTATGCGCAGATTGCATCCCGCGTCGATGTGACCGTGGGCGCGGTCATGAAGTGGAAAACCAAGGGCATCACGATCGAGGGAATCGTGAAGCTGCTGGAATTGTCGACGGCGCTGAAACTTCGGTGCTCTCAAAAGTTCGCCCACGCTTTGCAGGACCAGTGCGGCAAGGGCGTTGCCGTCGTGGTGAAGTTCAAGCCCTGAGGTCAAAGCCGTGCCCATCCCCCAGCATCTCCGCGTGTTCTACGGCAAGGAATGGCGCGAAGTCACCAGGCCGCGAATCTTGGCGCGGGCAACCAACAAATGCGAAAAGTGCGGGGTACCGAATCGGGAGACGGTATTGCGCACCGGGGGGTGGTGGCTCGAATTTAAGGTGAGCTGGAAAGATCGAGTGCAGCGGATGTGGCGAGACCAGCTCGGGCTACCGCGCGGATCGCGCAGGCCGAAGGGAACGAAGGTTCGCCGCGTGAAAATCGTTCTCACCATCGCGCATCTCGACCAAACACCGGGCCATGACCATGACGACAACTTGGCCGCGATGTGCCAGTGGTGCCATCTGAGCTACGACCGGGAGCAACACATGAAAAACGGACGCGAGACAAGGATGGACCGCAAGGACGCGGAACGACCGCTGTTAGCAACTGCCCATGCCGAAAGTGAAAGACTATGAGCGAAACTACAGAACAACCAACGCAAGTGTTTGACACAGCCGAGGCCGAGCGGATCGCCGCATGGTGGACCCGGTTTAGACAGCTTCGGAAGCAACGCGAACGTGAAAAAGCGTCCATCGAAGCTGCCAACAGGGCACGTAAAGGAGAGCAAAAATGAAAACCCGACAAGCGAACGGCAATAAGACATCGGACTACCAAGCCTACCTTGCGATCCGCTCCATGACCGGCGAGATCGTTGCGGAGAAAATAGCCCTGCTGGAACGCGAGTATCACGCATGGCTCGGGGTGAGCTTCAGCGACGACGGCCTGCTGAACCGTGAGCCCACCAGGTGGAGCCGCTGGAAATGGAACGTGCTGTTTTTCCTGTGGCCCTCTACGATCTTCCGGCAACAAATCGAAGCCATGGCGATCGCGCTCAATCAAGCATGGCTATCGAACAACGCGGGCAGACAGCAGCAGGCCGAAGCACAGAACTATATCCGGCTGGCGGCCGAGGTTCGGGAGCTACACAAATTTCTGACGGCTCACTTCCCCGAGGAAATGATCGTCGCGGAGTCGGCTCAAACCAGCAATTTCCAGGTCGCGAAAGATATCATGCTGAGGGCCAGAAGGCCGAAGTCCAACATTGCCGAAGTTCCAGATCCCTTTAGTGGATTCCAGCGAGTATCGACCAGCATGAAAGTTCCGAACGGGTATGAACTATGGGTTGATCCATCGGGCCGGGAAGGTGATGGATTTTGGGTCGCTGTCGCAGACAGCTTTCGAGCTGCATCTTTGGGCTTGCATAGGCAAGGCCCCCCCGGAGCGTCCGAAAACTAGTAGTCTTAAACCAATATGCAGCCTCAGCAGCCAGGTCAACACAATTTGAGTATGCCGACCAGCATGGACATCGGCCAGCTTCAAGCGTCTCTAGCGGTGTCGCAAGGTGAGCTTGGTTTGTGGCAAGTGAAGTACAACGCGCTCACCGATCACGGGCGGCGCCAGCGATGTTTGGTCGACCTGGTTTGCCGGCGCGTATTCGCCGAGGGCACAAAAGACGAACTGGCCGCGCTGAAACGCTTCATGGAATCGCACAAGACGGTCGATGAAGCGGAGCTGCAAATTGTCGAACTTCAGCTTGCCCAGTTGAAAGCCAAGTGCTCAATCCTACAGTCCGCGATCGAGGAGCTGGGCAAGCGCGGGCAGGTTTCTTCCGTGATCGCGGGTCCGCACGCAGCAGGCAAGCGAATTCATATCCCAGGGCAGTGATTACCAGGAAGCCAGTTGCGGTAGCGTCGAACGTCGAACAGATGCGAGTCGAGCTGTATTCGAAAGCGGCCATGGCCAAAAAGATGGCCCGCTACGATGAGGCACGGCACCTGTATTGGATCTGGTGTTGCGCTCAATCCGGCGACTCGATCCCTTGGGAACAACTGACCGCCCCGGTTCAAATGGCGTGGCTTGAAATCGTGGAACACTACGAACCGCGCGAGTGCAAGGAATGCGGGGGAGAATTGTTCTGTGCCGAGTGCGCGGCTAAAGAAGCCCGCAAAGCCCGCGAGAAGATGCTGAGTAAGCTGGCACGAAAACCCCGCAACAAAATCGACTGATCCCGTGTATACTTGCCGCTATGAGCGCAATCAATCTAGTCCCAGCATCGCTAGGCCGGTTTATGACCCGATCCAGTCGCCTAGTTGAAATCACCGGATCGGAACAAGTCAAAGCCCCCAAACCTGGCGGTGGCACGATGACTAAAACGGTGTTCACCGGAACGCTGTTCAAGATGGATGGCAGGACCATCGATAGCAAACACCGCTGGGATCTGTCTGGCCAGTTCGCGAATCAGCAGGGCGTGTCAAGCAACTACGACCTGTGCCAACGGATCGGCGGCCCAGCTCCCGAAACGTCCTCTGAAGCGGTTGCCGAAACTCCCGCGATCGCAGCGCCCGAAGATATCAACGCCGTTCTTTTCCCCTACGCCGAACCGGGCGAAACGGCGGTGGACACACTCAAGCGGCTGCTGGGCGAACTCGAAGAGCTGCGCAACGCCCAGGGCGTCGAGGCGCGGCCCGCTACCAAGCGCAAGGCCGCCGTGAAGAAAAAGGCCGCTGGCCGAAAGTAAGCGTTCCGTCTCTCTTGACATGGGGCCGGGGGTAAACCCCGGCCCTCTTTTTTTTGTACGATAGTCCCATGCTTGTGATGCGCGGGCTCGGGCTTCTTATTCAGCAACCGGTCAATGGCCGCGTATCGTCTCCGTTCGGAATGCGCAACGCTCCCACTGAAGGCGCAAGCACAAACCACAAGGGCATGGACTACGCCGTGCCGGTCGGAACTCCGGTTTCCGCGGCTGCCGGTGGAACTGTTTCTTTCTCGGGAGTTCAAAGCGGATTCGGCAACGTCGTCAAGATCAATCACGGCGGGGGCTACGTTTCGACCTATGCGCATTTGTCTCAAGCTCTGGTCAAGCAAGGGGACGCAGTGCAGGCGGGACAATTGATCGCGCTCTCGGGCGCGACGGGAACCGTGACCGGTCCCAATCTTCATTTCCAGGTGGACTTGAACGGAACGCCTACCGATCCGGCTTCACTCTTTGGGGGGGGGATACCGCCTGTGTCGGGCGTCGAGCCGACATTGTTGCCCGATGCGGGTTTGTTCGATTTCGGCACCGTGGAGCTGGGCGGGCTCCAGGTGCCGATCGCGGGCTTAGCGCTGGGGGCGCTGGCTATCGTTGTGGTGATATACCTGGCACGGCGCTAGGCGTCTGTCTTTGGCTGATTCTTGGACCCAGGAGGCCGCCCGCGCCGTTTGGTCTCCGCAAGGGCCTGTTTCCACTTCGGAGGCCGCCCGCGTCGTTTCTGGCCCGATGCGAGGCCTTCAAATGTCCGTATGGCGTCGTCAATTCGTTCGCGCTCCGTGCGCAACGCTTCTAGTATCTTGTGGTAGTCCAATGGGTTCCTTTCGGTCAGTGGAAAAGCCAACTGGTGCGGCAAGCTCCGCAAGGGCTTCGCGGAACAATTCGCACCAGTCACACACGCGGTATCGGCTGGGATCACCGCAAAAATAACAGGTCACGGTACGCGGTCTGCATCGCATCATGAACTGTTAGTGTCGTTTGGGGCCGGATCATATCACCGGATTTTTCCGAATTGCCCGCCCCATCCAGAATTCGGCCTTGGCTCTCAACTGGTCCGATATCAGCCTGCCGATTTCGCGTTCAAGGGCATCGTCGGACCAGTCTAGTATCAAATGGTCCGCTGCTGAATCATAAGCAGCGGCATAGCTTTCCTGCCGTCTCCGAATGTAAGCGTCCCACGCTTCTCCCTTTTTGCGGTTCACCGGCTCGGTCACAGGCGCGATTCCAGATCATCGCAGAGCGTGGACTTGACCTGATTGAGCAAGGGCACCAGCGGGGCCGTGCCCGCCCATATCTGACCCTTGGGGCCTACCAGCTCCGCAGTCAGATTGCAGGCATCGTCGCCCGTGTCGGTAACGGTCAGGGTGTAGCGGACGGTCTGAGCTTTCATATTTTCTTAATCTCCCAGTTGGTTTCGGGGCCGATGACGCCAACGAATTCACCGGCTTTGTTGTACAGGTGGTGATGGAACAAGGGCGCATTCGGTCCCCAGGACTCTATGGTTTGAACGCGGGCAATGCCGTAGAACACAGCAGCGGTCTTGACGCGGCCAAAACGATCCGGCTCTTTGTAGACGAACAGACATTCGTGCTGTGGTTCTGGCAGCAGTCCCAGCTCCCGAAGATCGTCGCAGATGCTCACTTGTGACTCCCTTGAAAAAGTGAAGGGGCCGCGAATAGCGGCCCGTCGATTGGTGAAAGTGATCGGCTACCGTAACGCCAGTCTAGAGTCATGGCGCGGGCGCTGGCAATGGACAGCTCGGGGCAAAGGGGCGCGGGCTCGATCCGCATGAGGAACGGCTGGACCTTGCGGATAAACACCCCGCGCCGGGAACGGTGCAACACGCGAGAATCGTATATCATGCGTTTGCCTTGGGCGGTGCGGGAGTACCGGTGAGCAGACGCGCCGTTGCAATCAAATCTTCCAAGGTGCGCACCGCGTCGTCTCCGGTGTGCTCGAAGGTTTCTCCGTCTGGCATCACTTCCCCGCCCGCGAACATGCGGGCCACGAGCTGGGCAAAGTCCCGCAGCTCCGCATAGCTGGCCGTGGCGTGTTCCTTGCGCCCCTCGATCCGGCACGCTTCACGCATTGCAAATGTAGCCGCTTCGGTCAGGTCCACGCCTAGCGCGTGGGCCTCTGCTGGGTTAAAGCTCGCGCGAACTCCGGGAATGGTCACGTCTACAGACGCCCGGGGATTTTGGGGATAGGGTGGCTTGCCTCCCCTGGTGCGCACGTTGGCGCTGCTATTCACTTGGTGTCTCACAGGCCCCTCCAGAACTTCACGGGATCGGCCATCACTTGCCGCCGTGTTTCGGCGTCGGCACAGTACAGCGCCCCGACACAGGCCACGGTGACGGAAGAGAAAAAAGAAAGCAGCGCCATGGCGATATCGGCGATCATGCCCGCCTCCGCGCCATCTCGATATCGCTTTCAGCTTCGCCGGAATACAGGACAGCCCCCGCAGGCGGATTGCAGCGTGGGCAGGGTACGTTTGTGGTCGGTGTGGTGGCCGGGACATTGTTGAGTGTTGCCATGTCCCTAATTATGGGGACTGGCGCTGACCCTTCCAATGAGACGCGGGTACTAATTTGACGGGTAAAAAGCCTTAGGACTATGGGCCTAGGACTGCCATGCGCCTCAGCTCTGGCCACGATTCGTTACAGGCGTCAGTGTGTTGCCTGCCGTCCGTTTCGTAGCATCGCGCACAGCAGAATTTTACATGGTCGATATCCGAAGCGCAGCAGGATCGGCGGACGCAGCGGCCCATCGCGCAGTAATGGGCGTCGATGGTCTCGCCGTCAAATCCAGGGTGGCCCGGACCTGGCAAGGCGTACACCGTGATAACCGGACCCGAGGGCCACGAATTCGCAGCTTGTTTCGCTTTCGCCATGTCGAGAGTATACGACCCCGCTGAGTATTTTTGACACACTACCCCCATTTGCGGCTCTACCGCGTGTGCCGCCCCGGAAAATTTTCGGCCGATCCCGCCGCAACTGGCGTTGCCGGATCCCGACGCCGAAAAAGGCGGTGGAGTACTCCTGAAACACGAAACCCATTGCATGTTTTAACGAAACCGGTTGCGCAGCCCATCTCTATAAGTAGTAAGCTCTTCTCTGAAAGCTCTAAATACTCTAGTCAGCAGCAGCTATAACTGTGTAAGAGTACCGGAACCCTGGTTCGGAGCTGCTGCTGGTCTTCTCCTTATATTCCCCATCCTCAAGGGGAACAAAACAGAAACCCCTAGAAGGGGGTAGACACGTGGGTTATAATAATTTCTGTTGGTAGTCCCTTCTCTGGCCGATTAGGGATCATGCGTTCTTTCGTTGGTAGTGCCGGAACAACAGGCAGTGAAGAGCCTCTCTTTCCCGGTGCTACCAGCGAAGGGCAAAAAAGAAAGAGGAAGTCTTCATGACCGTTCAACCTGCAACCTGTTCGAAAGGCACCTCACGATGAGTGCCGCCGCACAAGTAGCCCCCCGCAAAGTTACAGACGGCTGGTGCCAGATCCCCAATAGCCTGATCGAAAACGCCCGCACCCTCACAGCGGCTGAATTCTACCTTTCGCTGATCGTGCTGCGAAAAGACAAGCGCCACGGGCCTGTAGTGCTCACGGCAAAGAACTGGCAAGAGTGGACCGGGCTTTCTCCCCGCATGATGGACTATGCGACTGCCGGTTTGACCCAAAAGGGCTTACTCAAAGTCGAGGGACGCGGGGACAAAGCCACCTACGCTTTCGATGACGACAAGTGGGAAACGTACCTCAGAACGGCAGCGCCGGAGGAAAGGCCAAAGACCCAGGGCCGCAAGGCCGTCAAACCCGTGGCCGCAAAGCCGGGAGCCATGGTACACCCCGAATGCGCTCATGAGTGCGCCCTGCTGAAACAGGACCGGCAAGAGACCAAGGGCGGTATAACTCTGGTGCCAGCCCCCGTACCGATCGCGCAACCGGTTGCGCAAACTGCCCCGCCCACCCCATCCAATCCCCGAAGGAGTGTCAAACAGATGCACAGCGAAAGTCCTTCCGCTGCAACAAACTTTGCGCAACCGGTTGCGCAAATCGACCATTACGCCCTGGCCTGGTCGCTCACCCTATCGACCCTCCAAGCAATTTTCCCCGACGTGGGAACGCCGTTCCTGGTGCAGCTTCTCAATTCCGTTCGTTCCAGTGGTTTCGCCGATGTGACCGATGAAGAGTTGAGCGTTGCCGTACAGCGTGCATGGAATCGGAAACGCAACGTCCAAAAGGGCGAAGGCTTATTCCTGCTGACCGTCCCGGACGCGGTGCGGGTGATTCGTGGGACGCCGAAACGCGACGTGGAAGCGGAACAACGGTCTGAGTTCCAACGGCAACAAACGGCGATCCTGACCATGATCGGCAAAGTCGCCACGATCCTGCATGAGAAGGGTTTCGATAAACCTGCCGGCCGTCTCGATAAACTCAAGGCGGAATTCGCGGGCAGCGATCCATTGCGCGGCGACGGCATGGAGCAGCTTGAAAATCAGATGGCGGAGATTGAGCGCGAAGCCGTCAAGCTATCGCTGGCCAATCTGACCCCGGACGAAAAGCGGGAAGCGAAAGAGCTGGCGAAGCGATGCGCGAAGCCCTACGCGGAACGGATGTCGCTTGACCAGGTGGCGGAAATGGAAAACCAGTTCATGGAACGGGCCGCGCTGAACGCCTTGGGAATTCCGCGGTTAAGTTTGTTCTACGTGTAAAGGGGGAAACGATGCCATTCGATCGAAGAGCCATTCTGAAATACTTCGGCCTGTCGGCAGCGATCGGCCCAGTCTATGGCCCGTCGCCTGGCCTACAACCGATATCCACATGCGCAGCTCTTTCGCGGAACGCTACAGACTCGAACTGTGGGTCGGAAAGAAAAACTATTTCCGTGCCCCGGTGGCGGCTTGCTTCGCAGTCGGCGATATGGAAGCCATGGACCGGCCCGCGCTCGGTCTGGTGCAGCTCGAAGTTCCGGTTATCATCGCGAACCAGATGAGCTTCTTTGCAACGCTAGATGGCAAGCCTGAATACACCGATGAATTCAAGCTGTGGGTGGTACTGGGCAATTTGCACGCACGCGGGGTGCAATAACACCCCCGAAAGGGCGATTTTGGCGATTTAGCCAAACTGATCCCGATTGTGATGCGTGCCACGCATCCAAGCAAATGCGTACACGCATTTGTTATAGTGGGAGGCATGAAGCATCCCCAAACTGACCCAAACGCCGTAAACGTCGATTCTGACCCCCAAGAAAAACGTAAGCGCTGCCTCTACACCGGCTGCCGAAAACTCTTCACTCCGAAACGCCCCTGGCAGAAATTTTGCCCGCCCGCTCCGGGCAAACCATCCTGCAAAGATCAACACCATAATTTCGGCGATGCCTATGGACATCTCACAAAGCGCGGTACCGATCGCTTGGTGAAAGAGTCGTCAAAGAAACTGGAGAAGGAACTTCCGAAGCTGGCAAAAAAAGCGCTGAAGGATTTAGAGGCGAGAGTGCATGCGCTGGAGAAAAAAGAAGCGGTCAACGCTGCGATCGTTTCGGATCTGCAAAAAGCGTTGACCGCGATTGGTGTGCCGGTAACTAGGGCTATGACGCTGGAGTCGTTTCCGCCGCGCCGTTCGCTCCGTTGACTGGTCCAGCAGGTGCCGTCGCTTGGGCCTGCTGCTGGGCAGCGGCTACGAATTCATCGAAGGCAAAGAATTCATCGACAAACTTTTTGTAGGGTCCGGGCATACCCTTCACGCGAGACCAGATTTCGTCATTGCCCCGCACCAGCAAATCGAAGTTCTTTTTTCCGAGCCGCGACTTGATCGCGTCATAGTGAGCGCGGCCTTGCTCGGTCGGTCCCTCTCCGCCTTCACACAGGATGAAGTGAGCAAGCGTGTAGCCCTTGGCATCGCGGGTTAGGAAGTGAGTCAGGAAGGGCTCTTCGATGCTCTGCACAAACTTGGTCCATCCCTGCCGGTCCTGATCGGCTTGGGAGCTAGCCTGGTGTTGCTGCGGGGCTGGATCGGGACCTTGCACGCCCGCGCCTTGCGCTTGCTTGAGAGCATCGGCAGGGGACACCGGCACCATTCCGGGCGGCTGCACTTTCGCGACTACGATATTGTGCGTGATGTTTGCCAGCAGAATTAAAACGGTCTGAGCGCCCGCCACCACAAGCGGGAGCGTGGTTTCGTTCAGCCAGCTTTCCTTTTCGGGCGGTGGCGGTGGAGCTGCTACTTGCTGGACCGCGCCCGCGCCTGGCCCTTTGCTCCATCCGAACAGTTCAGCGATTCGGCGGTATTCCTCCGCCTGCTCAATGAAAGTCTTTTGAGGCGGGGCCGCTGCTGCCGTGACCGTTCCATTGCCGATCTTAGCCAGCACATCGGTCATGAACTTATTGTGGCTGTCCATCAAAGCCAGTTGGCGATCGTGGCCCTTCTCCACAATCTGTAGAACCGTGTTCATCATGCCGGAGTCGTCTCCTTTGCTGCTATTGCCCATCATCTCGGCGGTAGCCTTGATGATTTCGACGGCGTTGTATTGCTTGCCGGAATTGTCGGCAACCATCTTCACCATGGTCTGCGCAGTCTCGGCTACCATGTCGATCGCGCGGGTAGCCGCGATCGTTTGGGCGTCGGGGCCGCGATCGTGGGCCGCTGCTACTCTTGCCTCGGCCAGCTCTTGAGCCATCTCCACGCGCACGTTCGCATCGTCCACGCGATCCTTGGCCATGCCCAGCACGGCATCAGTCGAAGCCTTCAAGGCGTCAGTAATAACGGAACCAGTCCCAGCCATGTCGTCTACCTCCCTCTTTGCTTCCCACGGAAGTTCAATCCCGTTCAACCGGCAAAACTTGTAGTACTCCTCATTTTGCGTAAGGTGGGGAATCACCGTGTTGATATCGAGCTTCGGCGGGTAATTCTCCTTGTCCTGCCGGTTGGAGCACCCGAGCAGCTCCATCATCGGGCCTTTCGCGCCCGTTTGATTCAGCATGAACTTGTAGTCGCCGCAACCCCACTTGTCGCGCATCCATGTTTCGTAGTCGGCGGGCCGGTCGAACGGCATGGGGCCGGTCAAAACCTCGATCGCGTAGGAGTTGGTGTTGGGATTGACCAGCTTTTCATCGGTACGCGGCCAGAGGCGATAGACCCACACTTCCAGCAGCGCATTGTCCGCGTGATCGGACAGCGATTTCCAGTACTCGAAGAACTTTATGCCGGTTTTGGCGCGTTGATCGTCGCGGGCTTCGCGCGACTGCGGAGCCGGAAAGATGTAGTCCCACGTAGCGCTCTTCGTAGATCCACTAGATTTTGCCATGTTTCAGCCTCTTGCTCCACTATAACTATAACAACACCTATCACTGTGCAAGCATTTGGGTTATAGTATCACTCTAGATGAAGTCCCATGCGTACCATCCGAACTTCGGCCAGGTGATCCCTTACGAGATCATGACCCTGCCGGAGGACCCGGACCAGCAGGTAGCGGTGACGGTAGAACGGTTGATCGACAATGCACGCCAGGATCTTTCCTGTCCGTGGGTGCGACTCGCGGCTGCGAAGGCGTTTCAATTGGGCGCGAATCCCCGGCTGTCACCAGCTCGTCAAGCGATCGCCGGAGTCTGGACCTACATCAAATCGAAAATGCGGTTTCAGCAGGACGAACAGCAAGCCATGATGCTGCAAACCCGCGATCCCCGGCTGAAGGATGTTATCGAGGTGGTGATCCGGCCCTCGGACATGGCGCGGCTGATTGAAGAGCGCGGCCAGGGCTTTGAGGATTGCGACGGCTTCACCGGATACGCGGCCTGCCTTTTGACCGCTCTTGGTGTGCCGGTGAGCTTATGCGTCGTGGCGGCAGATGAAGAAATGCCGAACGACTACAGCCACATTTACATCGTGGCTTACGCGGACGGCGAGCGGATCGCGCTCGACTTTAGCCACGGGCCGCGCATCGGTTGGGAGTGCCCGAACTTAGGCCGTCAACGCGAATGGCACATGGACGGCTGCGGTCTGTTCGATTTGTTGGTACCGATCGCTCTGGCCATCGGAATGTTTTTCGCTGTGCCCCACCTACGAAAGGCTCTCGCATGATTCGCGTCCCGTCCACTCGCCCTGGTCTTGGCTTCTCTGTCTCTCCCAGCTTTTGGGACAGCCTGCCGGATTTGATTACTGCTGGTGCCACGGGAACAACGGCCATTCTGCAGCAGGTTCAAAAGCCCTACGTCATTCCCGGCACCAACGTGATTTACAACCCGGCGAATCAAGGCACCGCTACGCAGGCCGGAGTGACTGCGCAAAATTTTGGTCAGGGCGCCGCGTGGGGTATGACGCCTCTGGTTTTGATTGCCGGGATCGGCCTGGTCGTGTTCCTAATGATGGGGAAAAAGTAAAAGGAGCCAACGTGGCGGTAGTCATCAAAAGAGCAATCGCGGGCCGCATGGTAGGCGGCAAGTTCCGCAGAGGCGGAACGTCACAGAATATCGCCCAAGGTTTCTACGTGGGCGATAAGTTCCATCCGATCCGATCCTCGCCAGACTACGATCCGGCGCGAGCTGGTGAGGGCGGCAAGAAAAAGAAGAAGGCAAAGACCAAAGCCAAGGCCAAAGCCGCGCCTAAGAAAAAAACGAAGTCGAAGGCCAAATCCCCGAAGAAGAAGGCGGCTAAGAAACGCACGGCTAAGAAAAAGACTTCCAAAAAGAAAGGGCGTCGATAACCATGGCAGGCAAGCGCAAGCGCCGTATAAACTCCGGCGAGACACCGTTCCCGATGAATGAAATGATCCCGGTGGAAGCGATCATGTTCAAGGGCGACGGCTCGATCGACGTTGTGATCGCCGACGAAAACCTGCCTGACCAGCTCCGGCAGCCCATCGATAGCATTTCGAATCCGCGCCGCAAGGCGAAAGCGAAGCGCCGAAAGTAACCATGTACGTACCAGCAGCGAACATCCACGGTCTGTTCATTCCCCACGCGGGAATGCTCGGCTATTCGCTGCTCGAACAAAACGGCCGCCAGCGCCCGATCGGGCGTCACGGGGTCTACGTGCCGGCTGGTTTGGGGATCACCAAATCCAGCGCAACGAGTTTCGCGTTCAACACTGCGGGAACTACGCTGCTCTCTTTCGCCGGTGCTGCCGGACCTGGTGCGCCGTTCGTAGCCGCTGCTGGTGCCGTCGCGATTCTCGCTGGACAAATTGCAAAGGCCTTCGGCGGGTGTGGTGGAACCTGTACGGCTTCAACGCAGCTCGCGAACGATTGGAGCGATGCGGTAAACGAAATCAAGCGCATCTACTGGGGCACGCCCACTCCGCGCTATCGCAGCTTTCAACAGTCAACGCTCGATCAGTTGACGCAGGCCGCCGATTGGTTGCGTACCGGATGCAGCGACATCAGCCTGAAGGAAGCGGGTAAGCGCTGCATCTCCGAACGTCTGGAGCGGGGCGGTACCGCGCCGTGGTGCCCTACAGCCGATCACAAGGGCTGCGATTTCTACACCGTCATTTACGATCCGATCGCGAACGATCCCAACGTGGTCGATGATCCGCCCGGATTCGCAGAGGACATGTTGCCGTTCATGGGGGGAGGCAGCAACTCCACGACGATTTTGCTAGTGGGCGGATTGGCTTTGCTGCTGCTGCTGACTCAGTTATGAGGGACCAATGAGAGTTTCGCAACGATCGCTAGCAGGATTGGATACTTCCAGTTTCGCGGTAGGTCTGGCCACCGGCCTATCGACGGGGATGGCGTCACGGTTGCGCGGGCTTTCCGCGATGTTACCCGGCGACACAGAATTTTTCGGACCTGGCGGGCGCTGGATTGGCAACGGCTGTTTCTTCGGGCCGCCTGAAGACTGGCCCGCTTTCCAGCGGATGATCTGCAAGGATTGCTACACGTCCTGTACGATCCCTTGCCCTGAGGACACATGCGCCGGGGCCGTGGCCAGAGGCAGCAATCGAATCGCGGAGCTGTGCGCTCCCGGTTCGCCGTGCGTGCCCAAGCCCGCCGATGTGCCGTTGCAGGCCATCCCCACGCTCACTCCGCAGAACATCATTCCGCCCCTGCCCAATATCACGCGGACGCTTGCGCCGCAACCCGTCTCTGTCCCGAGCTGTGAGCCCTGGTGTGTGGTGAACGCATGGATTACGGAGAATCCCGCGCTGGCCGTGGCGATCGTACTCGGTGCCGCTGCTCTGCTGTGGCCGAAAGGAAGCCGGTAAGGTGGACCAGAAAGCGCTCATCAAATTCGCGTTGATCGGCGGAGGCCTCGCCGCCCTGTACTTCTACCTTCGCTCCAGCGGACTGCTGGACCAATGGTTCGGCGGCAACTCGACGTTCGACAATAGCCAGCAGCTCTTGGCTTACTGTCGGCAGAATCCCACGGGCAGCGCATCGTTTGTCGACCCACAAGGCCAAGCTCACTCCGCGCCGTGTGCGCAGTGGCTCGCTTCGAATTCCGCAAACCCTACTCCGGCTGCAACGATAGCCGCGGATCCGGTTGCCATGGTTGACCGGCTGCGCAAATGGGCGATCGACAATCCGATACTCGGCACCGACTCGGCGAACGTCGACCAGTGGAACTACGGTTTCCAGGAACTCAAGCCCGCTGGCTTTGTGCCCGTCGATAACAGCAAGGTCGGAATCGAGCGCGGAGTCAACGACGTGATGAACGCTGCGAAGTACATGCAGTTTCGCGGGCAGCTCGGCTTGGCTGGTCTGGCCGGATACGGGCCGACACAAGAGGCCTATCAATTTCCAGCGTGGTTACAGTGATGGCAAACAATAACTCACTTCTCATGATCGGGGGCGCGGTCGCAGCCGTGGGTATCGGCTACGTCGTGATGAAAGGCCGCTGCGAAGACGGCGACGGCCCGGACTTCCTGTGCGACATGCTACCGGGTACAGGTCCGTCGATTCCGCCCGATGTCATGACCCAGGCGACACTGGCTGATTTTGTCGCCAAAGGTCGCAGCCTAGGGCTAACGGATGCGCAGATCCAACTCAAGCTTGATGAATTCGTGGCACAGAAAAAGGCCTGCGTAACTCCCTCCACTTGGAAGTTAGAAACCTCAAGTTGCATGGGTGGCAGCTTGGTGGCAGGTCCACCGCCTCCGTTGACCCAGCCGTATATTCCGCCGACGGTGCCGCCTCCCCCGAGCTTGCCGCCCGTCACGGACCCGGTTGTAGCCGCGCTGGCCGCCGCCGCAGCTGGCGACGCCTTTTTCGTCGGGGGCAAGGCAAACGCCGATCACTGGGCCTACTACTGGAACCGGCTGCATACCCCGATCACGGGTGCGCAGTTCACGGCGGCATTCGGCGTCGATCGCGGGCCGCAGTCCATGACCGCCTCTGAATTTATTGGACGGATCAGAGCTGTCGGGCTCTCCGGTTTTCGGATGCGCGTGCCCGGAGTGCTCGGGGGCATCAGCTCGAACTTGCTGGGAATCCGCGTCCCTGGTTTCGGACTCGGCAGAACGGTGCAGCACAATTTCTTTGGAACGATGATCGCCTACGCGGGCGCTGAAGACATCATGGCGGAGCTGGCGCGATCGTGGCAGTCGGCGCGGGGCAATGGCACCGGATTCGCCTGCCGTGATTTGCAGCGCGATCCGAGCACAGCAGCGCGGGCTCTCATTGACATCACCGTAGATCACTGCAACCTCGCCCCTGAAGCGTGCCAGGGCGTCGACGTTCCCGGCGTGGCGGGCGAACTCGCTTCCGATTATGCCGACTGGTTCAATCGCACCTTTCCCAAGGGCTGGGGCGATTGTTACAACTACGACGCGGCTACGTTTGCAGCGAAGTTCCCCGGAGCGAGTCAAGCCGACTACTGGTTCAGCGGGCCTCCAGGCGGCTCGGTGTCCGTGGCTCCGGCCCCGACTCCGCCCGTGATGCAGCAGCAGCAGCCCTTGAACAATCCGCCTGCCGTGTTATACATCACCCCGCCCCCGCCGCCTCCGGCGTCGGTAGCAGCTCCGCCTCCGGCGCCGGCACCAGGTCCAGCGGCGAACAACACCGCACCCAAGATGGACGGCGGTTTTGATTTTGGCGGCTCTGTGAAGATCGGGGATTTTGACGTGCCTTATTGGGCGCTCGGAATCGTTGCGGTGGGAGCGTTCATGTACATGAAGGGAGCCAAGTAGATGTTCGTGCCTCATCAAGGTTTAGGAGCTTGCTACAACTGGACGCAGCCGTGCGCTTCCAGCATGGTCACGGAAACTTGCGCACCCACTGAGCAACGCGGAACGCCGACGTGCGCGCCGACTGCGACCTGGTTTTGGATTCTTGCGGCCCTGGCCGCTGCTGCCGTCGTGGTGAAGAGCAACAAGGGAGCTGCCCGGTGAGAATGCCCGTCCAAACCATCCATCGCGGCATGGGCTGGATGCCGTGTATTCCCGCTGCCATCAGCGAACTGAATGGTGAGCCGATCGCGCAGTGCAACTCGATCAGCGATCAAACGCCGTGCTACTTCGATGGCCCTCTGGCGAATTCCGGCTACTGCCCTTCAGGAATGCCGGGGGGACTTGGCACCGTTGATGAGCCGATCCGCGTGGACGTTACCGACTGTGCGCCGGATCTCTGTTTCGACTATTGGTTTCCTTGGGTCGGGAATCGAACGCAGACACCGCAAGGCCAATCGGTTTACGGCCGGGTGCTCAACGGCTCATGTTACTGCAAGCCGATTTTCGATGTGGCCCCGTGGAACAAGCCGATTACGTTCGGACTTATCGGCCTGATTGGGCTGGCGATCGTCATGGGGGGGAAACGTCGCAGATGAAAACCCACTATCAAGTTTTGGGAGTAGCGAACGATGCCCCGCCTGAAGTGGTGAAGGCGGCATACCGGGTGCTCGCTCAGCAGTATCATCCCGACAAAAATCCGGGCAACCAAACCGCCGAAGATTTGTTCAAGTCGGTGAACGCTGCCTATCAGGTCGTAGGTGATCCGGAGAAGCGCCGCGAGTACGATGTGTTTCTGGCATCGCGGAAACCGCAGGCGGTGCCGTTCCCGTCGCCGTTCACCGGATTCGACCCCTCCGGCTTTGTGCAGGCCTACCCCGATGCCTATAAGAACGTGGCGGGAGCTGTGGACCTGGCCGCGCACCAGGCCATGCAGGCCGCTGGCGAGGTTTTCGTTGAGACCATCCTTTCGACCATGCCACCTCACATACGGGAGTTTGCAAAGCAGGCTATGGCGGCTGCTACCAAGCAAGCGAGGAAAAAGGCATGAGAATTCCCTTGGGAGCACTCGCGCTCTACGAAGGCCAGCCGGGATACGATCCGCTTCACCCGTGGTGGTTGCCCGGAGCCATGCACACCGATTTCGAGTGCAAGGCGCTGGTACAGCAAGGCAAGCCCGTTGACGATTTGTGTGTGTTCGCGTTCCACCAGGGAACCCCGCCCTACGACTACGTGAGGCCGTCGAATGTTCCTTCGGTTGTGCAAGTCGCGATCAACACACCCGGCGATATCTTGGGCGGTGGCGCTGAAACGATATCCCATGCAGCGGGCAAAGTTGGATCGGGTGTCGGCGACGGTTTAGCAAGCGGGCTTTCTTTGTCAGGAGTGATGGTGTTTGGAGTGATCGCGCTGGTCGGACTGGGAGCATTGTTCGTTTACGCGAAACGGTAAGGAGAAAAAATCATGAGACTTCACAGCGCAACTTTGGGTGTGTACGTTCCGGGGATGGGCGATTTCATCGACGCCGACGATTCCGCGTTTTTGACTTCGCTAGCTCCGAACCTTGGACCGAGCCTTGGGGATTTCGTAGCAGCGGATCGTGAAGCGTTTCTGACCGATCTCTCTCCGCACCTCGGCGACTTCATTGGTGCCGATCGCTCGGCGTTCCTGACTTCGCTGGCGGCAAACCTCGGGGACACAGTGCCCACAGCACCGCTCTATCCGATTCCGCAGAATTCAGTGCTCACCGCTTATGGTCTCGCGGGTCTAGCAGCTCACGACGATTGCGGTTGCGGCTGTGCGGGAACGGGTGGATGCGGGGGCGGGCTGTCGGGCATCAGCGATATGATGTCCAGCGTCACGACGTGGGCCGAAGGGCAGTTTGCCAAGATCAAGGCCGGGGACATGGCCACGATCGCGATATGGGCCGGGGGCGGCCTGCTAGCGGCCTATTTCCTTTTTGGCTTCCGATTCGGCGGCTACAGTTCAGCCCGCAAGGAAGCAGCAGCGGATTATCGGGCGAAGCTCGCAAAGCTCCGCGCCGAATATCCCACAACCGCCGGTCGGGCACGGAGGGCAGCGTCCGCGTTCTAGCCATGCCCGCCACTCAACAAAATCCGGTGATCTGGCCCCAGCGCTTCGATAGCGAAGCGCAAGCCCGCAGAGCGTACCGAGCTGCCGGGGCAAAGGAGCCCGCGCGTTTCGTCCCAGCGGGCAAATCCACGCTCATCGTACAGGGCGCTGTGTCGCAGGCCATGGCGTCGAAATTGGTTTCGGGTCTTACGGGATTGAGGCCGCGCGGGGAGAATCCCGTAGGACCGCGCGAAGCGGGACGGCAAGCCGTCGCCACGTCGGAGCTGAGGCCGTCGCCCGCGCTTGCAACGAAGTGGTTCAGCAATTGGAAGAGCCAAACGCCAGGCGCGACGTTCGGCGATCGCAAAGCGTTCATGGCTGGAATCACGGAGGCCTCCGCGTCGGCTGCCCGAAAGCGCGTCGATGAAATGCTGACCGCTGGTGGCTTGCGAAAAAACGGCAAGCGTAAAAATGCGTTGATCGAAACTCACCATCGCGGGGAAGAGAAAAAGTTTTATTACACGCACGGCGGAAAAACCTTCGGGCCCTACAAGACATACGCGGAGCGAGAGACAGCCCGGAAGCTCGCCATGGGACTACGGCAGAGTGCCGCCGAAAAGTTCATGGCCAAGTATCGATTCAAGAATCCTGGTCACAACAAACCCAAGCACCCGAAACTCGAAAAAGATAATGACCAGGGCGATGCGCTGAAAACTCGGTTGAAGGAGTTGAAGCCTGGAGCATTCGTCAAAGTGATAGCCAGCGGGGAGCGGTTCTGGGTACACGTCACGAAAGTTTCGGGATCCACAGTCACCGGAGCTGTGGACAACGATCTCGTAAATACCGACATCCACGGTCTGCGATTGCAGGACTTCATAGAGTTTTCCAAGGATAAGATTTTCGCGTTGGGCTCCTCAAATCCCGCCAAGAACGGCGTTCCCGCCGGTCGCAACGCCAAAAAAGGCGGTTCCGGCCGATTGCCGGAAATGACGGTGACGCACGGAAGCAAGCGTGCCGACATTTTCACCGAAGGCAAAAAGTTCGCCGTCGCGATCGCGGGCGAAGCTCGCCAGGTGTTCGATTCGATCAAGGCCGCTGTCAGCTACGCGCGTCTGCGATTGCATGAAGTCGCTAACCAGCCGGCCAAACTCACAGCGAACTCCAAAGCCGTCGCGAAGCTGCTGAAGAAAGCGAATCCCGGGGGACGCCGCGGCAACCCGGAAAACAGCGCCGTCGAGATGTACGAAATGTTCCACGGCCTGCCGTCGACGCAGTTTGTCGAGTACCGCGAAAAGTTCCACGTCCACGAATTCATGTGGGCAGCCGGGACTCTGGTTTCGATGGTCGTTACCGGCCCGCGCGGTGGTCAGATCACGCTCAGCAGCCCCGATCCCGACAAAGTGGATTTCTCGCAAGTCGTGATGGTGTGCTTCAGCGAAGACGGAAAGCAGATTTACTTCCGGGGCGGGGAACAAGATTTGCCGCTTGATGGAATCGTGGAAGCGTTCGCGCTGAACGATGACGACGTGCGAGACAACATGGAGGTGGGCCGGATCAAGCGCCTGACCTACCGCACGTTCAAAAACTTTGAAGAGAACGGCCAAGTGCCGATCGATTTTTACCACAATCACGGGAAGGAAGATGCTGAGGGCGTGTTACCGCTGCTGTGCTACAAACCGCTCGACCCCAGCATGTTCGTTGTAGGAGGCCGCTACAAGATCGCGCCAAAAGATCGCGTTCTGAAGGCGAGTCCCGGAGTTGTAGGCTGATGACTATGACACCAAAACCGCAGTTCACGTTTCTATCGATGCCGACTTTTGAGCATTGGGATTGGCTGAATCCCGACGCCAAAGGAATCGGAGGCTCGGAGACCTCCCATATCCAGATGGCCCAGCGCCTCAAAAAGCGCGGCTGTGATGTTCGCAGTTACGGCCCGACGCCCTACACCGGTCCAATGACCGATGAGACGGGGCTCGAATGGCGCTGGTGGGACAAGGCGTTCGACGCCGAAGACGAAGGGCAGGCGCTCGATCGCGCAGGCGTGTGGGTGGTTTACCGCGATCCGCAAGCCGTGGACTTCGTGCCGCAAGGCTTCCCCATTTGGATGATTTGCCAGGACGTGGACTACGACACCTGGACCCCGGAGAGAATTGCCCGCTGCACGCGCATAGTCGCGCTGTGCGAAGAGCAAAAGCGATTCCTGGAGTATCATCACCCCGAGATGTGCGGGCGCGTGTGCGTCAGCTCTAACGGCGTGCGGCCTGGTCTCATTGAGCAGATGCGGCGGCTCGATCTCCCTCGCAATCCCAAGCGTCTGATTTATCCGTCGAGTCCCGATCGCGGCCTCATGAACCTAGTGCCGATTTTCGAACGGGCGCGGGAAATCGATCATGAGCTGGAGCTGCACGTTTACTACGGCTTTGACAACATCGAAAAAGTTGTGGAGCGCGAAGCCGCCCTGCCGGGAAACATGGGCCTGGTCGCAAAGCAAACCCAGCGTATCCGCGATGCCATCAATAAGCCGGGTATCGTAGTCCATGGCCGAACGGGCCAGAAGGATCTCGCGCGAGAGTGGGCCCAGTCCGGTATCTGGTGTCATCCCTCGAATTTCCAGGAAACGTCCTGCATCACTTGCATGGACGCGCAAGCCTTCGGAGCCATCCCCATCACGAACCCGATTTGGGCGGTGGGTGAGAACGTAGAGCACGGCGTATTCATTGAAGGCAACGCGGCAAACTATGTTGTGCGCGGCCTCTATGCCCTGGAGCTGGTGCGGCTCGCAAGCGATCCGATCCGGCAGCAGGAAATCCGCAGAGTCATGATGCCGTGGGCTCGGGACCGATTCACTTGGGAAACTTTCACGGATCAGTGGATGTCTTGGGCAGTAAATGACACGACGTCGACCAGCGCCGGAACCGGCGTGGCTTCCAGGTCAGAACTCGCGGGGGTGCGCTAAATGGAAACCTTGCAACGCACCAAAGTAATCGGCTCGATCGCGTACATGGGCGGCATTATGTCCGTTCCCGAACCGTTCGCCTGGTCGTGGTCGCAGATGGTGGAATTCAATCACTCCGCGCTGTGCGAAAACGGGGAACGGATCCACTACGATCGCTCACGGCTCAGCCTTCACGACTACGCGCGGAACGAACTCGTAGGGCGGATGCTCGGCGACTTCCTTTTGATGCTCGATACCGACATGCAGTTCGAACCGGATTTCGCGGCCCGCCTGGTCCACCAGATGTATGCCCACGATCTCGACGTGGTGACTGGCCTCTATCAGTTCAAGGGCGGTGCTCATGCGCCTGTGTTGTGGCATGACAACGTGGAAGGCGACCGGCTGGAAATCATCGGCAAATGGGATGAGACCGTGGACCTGTTCCCGATCGGGAGCGCGGGCGCGGGCTGCCTGCTGCTCCGGAGACGGGCGCTTGAGCGCATCCGGCTTGAGTTGAAAGTAAATCCCTTCAGCCGCATCGACGGCAAGGGTGAAGATCATAGTTTCTTCGAACGATTGAAGAAACTCGGAATTCCGGCGTATTGCGCCTGGAAAGTGCAGGCTGGGCACCTCGACTACAAGCCGATCGGAATGGCGGATCGAAGCGAAGCCATGTTGATCGGCGAGTACGAGGTAGAAAGTTTGCGGAGTTAGAAGCCCCGGAAAGCGGGAAAAGGAAGGTAGTAGAAATGACAAAACGAAACATCGCTCTCGGTTTTCTGGCGGTTCTGGCCCTGGTCGTAGCCGCCTTGGTGGTCACTGATTGGAAGCAGCTTCCATTGGTGGTCGGAGTCATCGGCGCTGCCGGTACTGCACTATACGCGCTCTTCGCTCAGCAAGGCGAACGCGGCGCGGTCACGGTGACATACCGCAACGTCGGCAGCGGCACTACGCCCCCCACGGCGATCGCAGCGCGGCGCGTCAATAGCGTCGTGGCAACCATCGCCGCATCGGCGGACGCGGACGCTGCGGCTATCGTGACTCACAACATGAATTTGTCCGCTGCGGATTTGGCGGCAGGATGGCCTACTGTGCTATTCGAGCCGCTCAGCACGCAGTTCCAAACGTCTCGCTGGTTTGCGGTTTCGCATGACCCCAATTACGTGGGTCTGGTGAAGGGCAACGCGGCAGGCGGCGGCGCGGCTGGTGAACAGTTGAAAGTCACCGTAGCCCGTCCGCACACGATTGTCCGCTAGGGCGGTCCATGAAAGGAGAACACAACCGATGTTCCTCGAACGTGTGACCAAAGTAGCGGTGGGCTCTCGGCAGAATCCGGCTCGACCAAAGAGCCGGAAGAAAGCCAAGGCCCCGAGCAGTAATCCAGCACATCTCTTGTCGCTGGGGTGGATCAACCCGAAAGTCACGAAAGGAAGCAACATGGCCAAAGCCAAACGGGCCGCCCCAAAAGCGTCCCAGAACCGTAAAGGAAAAAAGAAGGCGTCGAATCCCGGCACGAAAATTGTCGTGATCGGACCCAAGCAGAACAAAGGCGGGCAGTACACCGTGCGCAAAAAGAGTCGCAACCCGACTTTCTTCGGCAGCAACGTAAGCGGAATGCAGATGGCTCAGTATGTCGGTGCCGGCCTCGCGGGCCTCACCGTGAACCGTCTCGCGCTGCCCATGCTGCCGGATATGTTCCGTCAGAGCCCCATCGCGGTCTCTCTGTCCGCTCTGGCCCTGGCCGGTGTGGAATGGTGGCTCGCGAGCATGGCCAGCAAGGAACTCGGCGCTGCCGTTGGTTTCGGTGCGTTGATGGGCGCCGGGAGCGTCATGCTGAACCAGGTCGTACCCAGTGTCGGTCGCAATGTGCCGATCAGTGGACGCCGCGGAACCGGTGATTTCGTGGGTGCCGATCGCTCGGCGTTCCTGACTTCGCTGGGCCCGGACATCGCGAGTGTTCCGGGCAACGGCGTAGCGATGCGCAGCGCGTATCCTGCGGCCTATGGGATGGCAGCCTAGAGCCAATTTAGGTAGCTGAGAAAAAGAGAAAAAGGAAATAAGGAGAAAAATTTTATGGGAATGGGTCAACTCAGCGCTGCGGTTGCAGCGCAGGCCATGCAGCAAGCCTCGATCAATGCTCAGCAGAGCATGGTTCAGTCCGCGATCGCGGCGGTGACTGCGCAGCAGCAGTTCATCATCAATTCGTTCAAGGGCCAAATCTACATCAGCGATCAGCTCGATGTGCAGGACACGCCCATCTACGACACCATCACCTACGCGGCTGGTGGCACGATCAACACGATCAACTCGCGTTTCTTCACAAACGTGGAAGATGGATCGGGCAAGAGCTACGCGCAAACCAACATGACGCAGAACGGCAAGTTGGACGCGCCGGAAGCCTTCGCGGTTTTCGGCGTGCGGCTGGGCTTCTCCGAAGACATCCTGCGTTCGGATCTGACGACGCTCTTGAACTCGTGGGCCTACGAGTTTTGGCTGGGGAAGAAAGAATACCAGCGCGGCAACATTCGGCACTTCAGCTCCGGCTGGGGTATCGCCGGGTGCACCACCAACACGGCGGAGGCGTTCTACACCAACGGCTCTCCTGGCCGTGAGTCCATGAACATGCTCGCCGTCAAGCTGGTCATTGCGAACCAGATGTCGTTTTACGGGCAGCTCACCGGCGCGGCCAGCCAAGCGCTGTCCGAAGCGGGAACCGGGCTCATTCTCGTGAATGAGCTGGTGGGCCTCTACGCTCGCGGCGTGCAATAGACGAAAGGACGCGGACCACTTACCAACAACGGCGGGGCGGCGGAAACGCCGCCCTTCCAAAAGAGGCCGATGTGAAGAACACCTACCCGATCAACCAATTCGCTCCGGCCTATCTACAAGGCGTGATGACGCCCCCGCCTGGTCAGGTGGGATTCGAGGACAAGTATTTCGATTACGTGTTTGATCCGCGCGGGGGCCAGATATTGCTCGGCACCGATCCCATCGAAGAGCTGCAAATCGATCAGGACGCGGATTTCTATTTCACTGGTTTGCTCATCACCAAAATGACGGCCGATTTCCTGGTGCAGATCACCGATGCCAGTGGCTTCGAACTGACGGACGGTTTTATTTCGTCCACCACCTTGTCGGCCTGCCCGTCGTTCCCGACGCAGCTAGGCGTGAAGCATCCGCTTCCAGCGGGTAGCAAGCTCGTCCTACACTTCCGGGAAATCTCAGCGACCGACAATGCGCTGCAACTAGTTTTTAAGGGCTACAAACGATATCGCCGCTCAATGGAGAGTGCAGCATGACACCGATGGAAGAGCTAGGGTTTTTCGATCGAAACTTTGAATACTTGTTTGTTCCACCGAACGGGCAGCTTACCCCCGGCCAGGTGTTGAACACTCAAATTTCGATCAACGTCGACGCCGAATTTTGGATCGCGGCTCTGTACCAAACAGGAGACTCCGTTTATGAAGTGATGATTACCGATTCGGACGGCTACCAGTTCAGCAACGTCCCCCGTCAATCGGGCGGCATCCCTGGTGTTTCGTCGCCCGAAGTCATCTCCCCGGCTCACCGCATCCCGGCAGGCGGCAGAATCCAGCTCAACATCACGGAGCTGTCGGGCGCAACCGCGGACATGGGCCTGGTCTTCAAGGGCTGGAAACGATTTCAAAAGCCGGTCCCGCAACAATGAAAAACTTTTTGCAGTATCCGTATTCTCCCCCCGAGGGCTACTACGATCTGCCCTTTACGTGGATCTTTGATGCGGGCGACCTGGTCGATGGTAGCGATGCACTGAACCGGTTCGTGTACATGCAGGGCGGCTATGGCGATTTCATCCTGCGCCGAATCGTGGGGCTCGATCGCGTGTTGCTCGATTCGCTCGCCACCCCGCCGTTTCAGGGGGGCCGCTATCGCACTTACGATCGCTATGGTTCGCCGATGCAGTCAGCGCCTCAGAACATCATTCGGGTTAGCTCTATTCCCGGCGACGTTGGAATTGCTCCGGAGGAAATCTACCCCGAGCTGGGAAAGATCGCATTCGATCTCTACTCGATCCTAAAGATTTCGGCGCTCACTGCGCAGATCGCGTTCAAGGGTATTCGCCGGATGAAAGGCACGCCTCCCAAAACCTCCTACCGCCATCAGCCGAAAACCTTCAGTTACATTCAGACCGTCAGTTTGACCGGTGGCGTGGACATGGTGCCTATCCTCATGCGCCAACAAATCCGGGACTACGATTTCGAGCTGTTCGATATCCGCCTACTCAAGCAGTCCGGCGGCAGCGCGGGCTCGGGCGGGGAAGCGGTGGCATCGGTTTCTTTCTTCGCGAATCCGGGCACAGCACCGTTCACGATCGAAATGCTGAGCGGCAGTGGCACTCCGAATTTGGTTCTAAGCGTGATCGTGGTACCTGGAGTATCGATCACGATTCAAGGAGCCACGGATGGGGCGGGCAGTCCGCTCTCTACGTCGGGCGATATGCTCGCGCTCTTCAATGCAACGCCTGACGCGGTGGCACTCGCTCAAATGTTTACCGACAATCCCGCTTTCGGCATCGCGGATATTACCCCGCCCGTGGTGGTGCAGGGTTCAGCCTGGGAGCCCATCAATCTCACGGACCCGCCTTTCTGCAAGCTGTGGATTCGCGACAAAGACCGCATAGCGATCGCCAGTGAGCCGGTGCTCGATATCTACTGCGACGGCGGCCCGGCAAGCGCATACGTAGAGGGCTCGATCGTTCCCCCGCTGCTGTATCCGAAAGATCAGCTCTTGCAAATCGACGTTTCGAGCGTGATCGAAACCTTCACGACTCCGGTGGGCATCATGATCGAGATGGTGGGGAGGCAGTTGATTCCATGCTAGGCGAATTCCTAACTGAGTCGATCCTGAACAATTACCCGGTGATCGACGGTTTCACGTTGCGCCGCGACTATCGCTGCAACTATACGTTCCTGTCGCTGGCAGTCGATCAGTACGAGAGGCTGCGACGTGCGCAGAACTTCAAACAAAAGCAGTGGGTCTTTCCGCGCGATCCGTTCGCGGACCCGGTGCCAGCGTTTGGCAGTTCGGAGAAGGCGCTGCGCGTGGGCATCGGATCGGTCATTTGGGGCTACGGGCTTTCCGGCATAGTCCAGCCCGGACAGATCAGCGGCTTTCAGATCCGGGACACTTGCACCGATGAACCATTGTTCAGCGAGCCCATGACTCAGCAATTTTCGTTCTGGCCCGGGAACGTGACTGGTTTCAACGGGCCGATTGGGCTGCCAAGGCTGCTGGTGATCGGCAAGCCGGGGATCATCACAATCGAGCTGATGAACATTGGCTCAGCTCCCGCCCCGCAACAAATCGTTTTATACGGTGGCCAGCCTGTGGGGGTAGACCATTGAGAATTCCATCACTCGCCGATATCGTGCGTATGCCGTCGCCGTCGCGTCGGCTACCCTCCGCTTGGGGACCTGGTGGCGGCTCGGGGCCAGCTGGCAACGCTTTTTCTGGCGGGGGTCCAGGCGGTAACTACGCCGGAGGGCCTGGTCCTGGTGAGCCTGGGGGGAACGCCCTACAGCCTGGTGAAACATCAACCGGCCTTGTCATCCCTGCCGTGGCCAGCTCTTCGATGCCCGTTGCTGGCGATTGGACGCCCGCACAGCTCATCCCGGATTCGTCCCTGCCTGCGGCTCTCCAACGGGCGGGACAGCACGCTAGGACGCTCTACCGCGTCAATGACAACGATGTGGCGCTCGTTCGGCAAGCCCGCATGTGGCAGTACATTTCCGAGCACGGCGGCCTGCGAAGCTGCTGCATAGTTCCCGAGCTGGGGCGGCCCATCTGGAGCAAGCCGCCTTGGATCGTCATGCCGTCCAACGGTCTCGAATTCCGAGAGGTCTTTAGCCAGTCGATCAATAACATTTCGGGGGGGCCGCCCTTTGACGGCACCGATACGTTGATCGGGTCGTGGGTCGTGCAGCAAGGCTACGACGGCCTGCTGAACCGCGTTGTGCTCGACTATGAAGGCCAGAGCACCTTCCAGAATTTCTCCGGGAATATCGTTTGGCGG